GGCATTTGAGATCGTGATATTGCCATTAGTTGATTATCTCTCCTTTTTTATATTCTATATCAGGTAATCCATCTTCGTAAGTCTTCCCATCGAAGGTTAAAACCTTTTTTCGATTCGCCCCTTTTTCATTGTAAGAAACATGTACCCACCCGCTTTGGTCTACGTCGGGTTGATAGTATTCGAGAATAAGTTGGTCAAAATCGCAGTTTGCCTGTATCCAGTAAGCTACTTTAATATTAGGAATTCCTCCAATTTCGAAATCAACCGCCTGACCTTTGCAATGCTGCGAACCATCGGAACTGCCCAAAATACGGTTCACCTCTAAACTACGAAAGCCCGACGTTATAAGGACGGGCTTTTCAAATTTTGCTCGGACAGGTTCTAGAATCTCATAACAGACATTTTCCAGATTTTTGACTTCGCCTGCGCCTGGTAAATTCTTTAGCCCATGACGGGCGGCAATTTGACTTTTAGTAAATTCAACTAATTTAAAATGTTTGGAAAGCTGCATGGACTAATTTTTCTTTAAGAAATTAAAAGTAACCAGGCTATAATAATAAATATAAGAAGTGCATAGCTCCAGCTTATTAGATCACATCCTAAAAATCGGTGATACATTAAAGATGAGAGTTGGGAACTTAGAGATTTAACGCGTTCCCAACATCCCATAAAATTTAACATAAAACTATTAGATTGCTAAAAAATAAACGACAACGATTGCTACTACAACCGCCGCAGATATCTTTGGATTAGCTTTCACTAATTTCCAAAGTTGTTTCACTTTTTCCATGTTTCCTCCTAGTTACAATTAATTTTATCTAAGTCAATTGGTTTGTCGCCATAGAACCATACCCATGATGAAATTTTCGTTCCATCTTGTGTATAGGTGCATTTTTTGCCTACCGAGCAGGCGCTTAAAGCGAATAACAGTGCGAGTACCAAAAATAATTTATTCATCGTTGCTCCTTTTGGTTTCATTTTCATACGTCAACGCTTCTGCGTTGTCTTTCTTTAGTGCGTACCACAACATTTTTTTGGATCTATTGGCATGTTTCACATTCCTTTGTGTCATCCAGCACTAATCCCTTGTCGCATGAACAGGCTGAACAAGAACACACTCCATACATATCAGAATGTTCCTGTAAAGAACAATGACAATCGCAACTACAGTTTTTACACTTACTCATTGTCCTCCTATATAATGTGATTGATTAATCGTAGAAAACGGTGACAAAACTTACTCCACCACCAATGGTGATATGAGGGTTGGCACAACGAAGACCTGGATAAGGTATATCCATTTGATATTCTCCAAGAACAGCAGCTGTATTCATAGTACAAATTGAAGTACCTGTAGATCCGCCTGTTCGCAGAACAACTGTTCCTGCGGTAGCGCTATGAGCAGCGTAAATACTTTTGACTCGAGCTGAGCCTGCAAAAACAGTGCCGGTTGCACTTAATTGCGTCGAACTTATTGTTGTAAATCCCATAATTTTTATCCTATTTTACTTAACCTGGGACGTCAAGGACGCCCCAGATTACTAAATATTAACCTAAGTTAATGTTTTGTTGATACAGAACAGTAATTCTACACTCACCAGAACTTGTTGCGTCTGAGTTAGACACATTCATTCTGACATCAGTAGTTCCAACATCTTCCCAAGCAGCAGTTCCGCCAGAGTCAGTTGTTGGGTAGTGTCTACCCGCAGTCGTTCCAATTGTGTAAGTATTAACATATGCTACAGCAGATCCGCCAACAAGACCAACACTGATATCTGTTGTACCACTTGCTGCAGTGATAACATCAAAAACGATATCAATTATTTGTGAATTTGCTGGAATGATCATAGCTGTTGCTTCCGCTGTGATTACTCCG